CAGTTCGGGGGTGTGCAGTGGTCCACACGGTATCCTCATGCACAATCAAAGCTCTCCGTGTTCCTGCTGCCGTAAATCCGCTGTATGGAGCGATGATGTTCACCCATCCTGTTCCTTCCTGCCATACACTCACCGCTCCCTTTGAGATACAGAACTGGTGATCCGTGCCGTGCCGCTTACTGATGATGAAGGAGCCTGCTGGCATGTGGAGTTCACGCAGGTAGAAGCCGGGAACAAAGTGGTGATATGTCTCGCAGTCCAGTTGAGGCGCGTTGATGAGCGCCTTCTCAGCAATATGGAAGGGGTCTGCGTTTTCTAGTTTCCTAGAATCAACCTGTTCCGCTACTTCACTCATCTGAACGAATATACCGGCGCTCGGTTCCCGAAGCCAGGAACGCTGCTTTTAAGAACCTGTATCGGTCCTTGGTGCTGTTTAAGCTCATTCATCAAGCATTGAATGGCCCGCTGCTCGTATATCGCTGCTTCCTGTGGTCGATAGACTTTCTCCAGCCAAATGGCCTGAACCATGTTTTTCAGCGCCCCTGATGCCGTGATGGGAACCATGTCGGTATCCCGGACAAGGGGAACATGGCGGATTTTGCAAAGGAATGTCAGCGGTCGGTATCTCGGCTGCTTGCTCCCCTCGCAGTCCACGTATCCCTGACACGCTCCATAAAAATATCTGCGATAGGACGGGAACTCCTCATTCGGTCCCCAGACCGCCAGAAGGCCGGCATTCTCGCCTGTAACAGGGTCCACCTGATACAGCCTAAGCGGGCCTTCAGTAATCTCCTTCTGCACCACCTTGATGCCGCCATCTCCCCACTCCACAGTTCCGGTGGGAGGGGTTGAGGCATTCGCGATCAGGATTTCGCCATCTACGACCTCCCCGTCCGCTTCTGTCTGGACTCGGTTGCCGTCGCTGTTGATGCCTTGAATCAGGACAGCTTTCCCGTCATCCTGCGGCCAGTCGTTGTATAGCCGAACCTTGTATCCCTTGGTAACATCAAATGCGCAGGGATAACCGTCTCCTCTCTCTACAAGGACGTTTGCATGACGGCAGTCGTTGAGTTGCCCAGGCCCTCCGGGAAGATACTCATACCAGCTATTGTGGACGGAAATCGGAGTATTGCAGTCCGAGAAACCCAGAACCGAGCCAACTTCTGGCGGGAGCGTGATTACTCCCGCCTTGTGGCAGAATGCGATCTTTCGGATGGACCCTACCCACTTCCCGCTGTCAATAAGACGATCACAGGCGTCGTTGATGACATCCCTCGCCGCGTCACGGTCGCATCCTCCGTTGTTGATATACGGAAGAAGCTGATCTATCGCCTGTTTTAGATTCAGCCTCATTGGAGCGGATTCCAGACTATGATTGCTTGAGCGTAGAATGGAGGGAGGATTTCAAATGGTCGGGGTCTGTTCTGCCCTGAGCCAACAATAGTAAGCTCGTAAGGATCGCTGTTTACCGTGTTTGAGCCGTAAACAAATCTTCCTCTCCCGCCCACGTCGCTGCCAATCGGGATATTCACTTCGATTGGGGGAAGGTTGTTCATGTTCAGCGTCACTTCCTGAGCGCCGCCCTGAATGCGATCTGATTGGCTTGGGTCAACATCCGTTCTCCATGCCCCATCCTTGTATTGCTTGGCCCCAACAATAAACCTGTCCCGCAAGTCCTCCGTGCCGTTCTGGCCGTTGCAAAGAAACCATCCCTCAGCGACGGTTCCTTCGTTGCCCTTGCCGGTCCCGTCAAACACGCTGCTATCCCCTGTGTATAGCGCCTTGGTCCCAACCGGGAATGGCGCTGAGCGCACCCACTTCCCATTGTAGAAGTAATACAAACCAAGCGGGTATCCTGAACTGGTGGTTCGGAACCACGGCCTGTCCTGATTCTCCGGGGCTGGCGTGTCACTCCCGACATTGATGAGGCCAAAACTCGTCCCGGCAAACATAACCGATATGGCATCGGAAATGAACTTTGCCATCTCCTGCCTTGTTCCTGGTAAACAACCATCCGGGTCCGGCATGGCATTGGGAGTAACAATGATTGGTTCCATTTCGTTCTTGACTTGTTATGGCCTACTTTAAGGGGGAGTGCAATCAGGAAAAGAGCCGTATTCGACTTTTGGGGTAGCTGGAAATTGGTCCACGTAGATTCCCCGGTAAGGCGCGTAAGGGTTTATCATGGAGGGAGGTCCGATGTAGAGCCACGTATAATCAAGGGTTTCCAATCCTGCGTTTACGGTTGCCACGTTGCTTGTAAACGGTCCGCTATAGGATATGTAATCATATGACGCGGTTGCGAGGTAGAGAGCCTTTGGCTTTGTGGTGACGTAGGAAGTGATTATGTTGATGCCGGACTGCAATGCGTCCTGCCCTGCGTGGTTTTGCACGTCATACCAGAACGTGCTATCAGGGTTGGGATAGAGGCCCGAATCATAGACGTCTACGGCGTTCTGGAGATAGGCCATCACCTGATCTATGTCCGTTGTCATTGGAACCACTGTTATGGGGTTTGCTCCAAACGCTACAACACCCGCTGCACTGAGGTTTGCCGTAGCGAGCACTCTAATCGCCTCAACGGCCGCAAGAGTTTGTGTAGGGGCCGCCTGATCCAGAACGAATACCATGGCGTATTCGCGGCAGCAGTGGTAGTTGATGTAGTTGGCTGTCACACTCTTGTCGGTGTCCATAAGGACTGTTTCAGGATCATCAAAGGAGGAGATTCCTCCGCTCCATGAATAGAAGCAGAACTTTGGGTTGGGATTTGAGGCGATTTTTGCATTGGTGTCCGCTGGATATGTTCCGGCTCCTATAGGAACTCCTGCCCCTTCCGGGTTGGTGAGGATGTTCAGGTTGTAGTAGGTGATCTGATCCAAGTTGGCGACTATCTCCTTGTCTCCATCCACATAAAGATCGGCAGGGTTGTTGGTGGTGTTAAGATCGCCGGAGTAGTGGCTGAAGACATATCCCGAATTTGGGACTGTCTCAATCTCCACAGTGCTGCCCCAGGCTTTCAGACCCGCGCCATTAACCGTCCCTGCCCCCACTGGGTTTGTCTTGGCCGTGACAAGGTGAATGATTGGCTCGAATACAGCCGACACGGACTTGTTCCTGTCCATGTAAACACTCGCGGGATTCTCGCTGCCTGCAACATCCCCGTCCCACCGCTTGAACTTGTATCCCTGGTCCGGGATTGCCTTGATCGTCGCGAAGGTGTTCTGCGAGTATTCTGAGGTTCCCGGCTCGACCCTTCCTCCATCAATGTCGTCGTCAACTGTGAGGGTGTAAGTAGGGATGCCCGGAGGATTGGGATTCTCCTTCGGGACTTCGTATCCCAAGGATTCCTCGGGACAGCAGTTCAGTCTGTCGCAGTCGTCAGGCATGGCAGTTGCCGTGTGGGTCTTCTTGCACCTCCTGCGCCAGTTCTCTGGCTCCCCTGATTCTCATGTGTCCTTCCCACTCAATAAGCCATTGAAACTCAAACCCCAAGTCGGAAGTGTTCTCGCCTTTCTTCAAGCACTGTGGCGTAGGAGGTCCGAGTTTTATGTTGGTCTTGTAGCCCGGCTGTCGGGTAAGGGTTGTAGGACAAGTTTCCTCGCAACTTTCGTATTCAGCGCATACGCGGCCCGATCCCCAATCAAAGAAGCAGGGATACTGGTTCGGTCGGTAGCTGATCTTCCAATCCACTTCTCCAATTACCCGGTCCACCCAAAGCTGGGCCAGAGCAAGTCGCTTCTGCACGAATGAACTCCCGTGAGTAAAGCTGCGTGTCCATAGCTTGCACTCGATGCGCCTTTTCTCGTTTCCTAGAACGTCGAATGGAGAATCTTTGGAGATTTCCCAAATCTGGTTGTATTCTCCACCTGTGATTGAGGAACCAACGCGAATGGAGTCAAAGGAGCGGATGGTTGTCAGCGTGAGAGTTGTTCCGGTGATGCCTGTCACCCGGTAGTAGCCGGAGTTTTGAATGAAGTAGGTCTTGCCGACTGTGAACTTGTCAGGTTCTTGAACCGTAATCTGATTCCCGCTGACTGCGTTTACTGCCCCGTAGATCGTGTCGTCAATCTCACGAACCAACGCAAAACACCTCTCACGCTTGTTGAAGATTCCCTTGGTGATCTGAACGATATTGGGTCCAGTCCATAGACCTTCCCAAATGGGAGGATGCTTGCCATGAATGCTGCTTTGAGGTGTGCTGTCGAGCACTACCAGCCCCCTGTGGTAGCAGTAAGTCCCACGCCACACGGGAGCCGTGGTCATCAGGATGCGCTGGTCGAAGTAAACAGCCGAGCAGTATCGAAGCAACTCCTGCGTGTCCGTTCCCACATACTGTTGAATCTCCTCAGATTGAGGCGTGTTGCCATTAATGCCCTGCTGCGCTCGTGCCATGCGGTAGCTGCGGATTCCGTCGTAGGAGCGGTAAAAGATGTCGCCGTTGAGAAGCGCATTTGCGTCCTGCCCAACCCATCCGATGTCAAGGAGCGCCACCTGTTGGATTTGGGAGTCCTGCCATAGAACGCGAGGGATGCCCCCAGCAAAGGATGCTACGCCAAAATCTCCGCCAATCAGGAGTTGTCCCTGCCCCGTAGCGGTATCCTGCAACGGGATGAATGCCATGCCATTGATCTCGCCCATGAAGGCAGGAAGCCTGAACGCTCCTCCCTCAGCGAGGAAGTTCTGCTCCGTGAATTTTATTACCCCGCCCGAGCCATCATCGATGTCGCCTGCAACAAATTCCGATCCTCTGGCAACCCACAGTCTCCCCCATCCATAGGCCATCGATGTGCCAACAGGGATGTCATTCTGCCCTCCTTTTGACCTCTTGGCCTCCAAGCCTTTAATGTATATGGGGAGGGATTGGCCATCCTGAATGATGAAGTAGTCCCCGGCCTGCTGCATGTAGGCTTTCGGGAGGTCGGATGCATTTGGACCGCCAGCAGGGGTGATTTCGCTGACCTTGAATCCCTCCTCAACGTCAATGGCGTAGATTCTGCCGTGGATTGAGGTGATCAGGTAGCCCTTGTCGCTGGATTGAAAGACCTTTAAGCCTTGCGGATTGCCAGTGTAAAAGTATGTTTCCGCCGTGTCGTTTGGGTATTTCAGTTCATGGTGAATAAACCCAGGTCGAGTTTCAGGCGCTCCGCCTCGAAAGGTAATATT